GCCCATCCTAATTTCTCTGCTGCCAGAGGGGTGGGTAGTTATAACCCGGATTTTTCTGGCAGACGAGGCTTGTCGTTATGAATCTACTTGCGTGTGACAAGACAATATGCGGCACCATGTAGACCGCTAAGCGCAATCATTTGCGATAAAGTTAAGTAGGGGATGCTGAATGTTTCCGTGCCGTATCGCAGTCTTAATGTGTGATTCGACCTCCAGTTGCGCGGGGACACTAATACCATAGAGTTTGGCAAAGCGCACGCGAGTGGAGGGCAATATTTCTTCACAAATCGGGATAGACTGTTCAAGTAACAGGCGCCGGCGTACATCCCGGTCGCTTCGCCAAACACTTCCGGGATGCTGAACGGCAAATTGGTGCAAACATTCGGCGAGGGTTGATGTAATAGGGGATCCACTGCAAGCGTAAATTTCCGCCAGAGTTCTTTCCTCAAGCACAGATGTTGTTGCGCTCTCCGGAACGGCGTCAGGCGTAAAACCAATTCTGCCCACAGTGCGACCAGGTAACCGATAGAGTCTATCAACCTGCATGCCATCCACTTGGCATTGCATAACAAGCCCGCTACAGAACTGAGCAGTATCGGGGTCGAGACGGTAGACAGCCTTGATCTGTTTACCAGCGAGCGCAAGCTCCTCCAAGTCAATTTCTGCGCATGGAAGCCCAATGACACCATCATCGCCGGCAACTTCGAAATGCTCTGGTGAGTCAAACGAAGAATAGACGTTGGTGATGTCTTCAAGCAATGCAACGCAGTAACACCAGTGCAAAAAGCTGTTTCCAACGGTTGTGTCGCTGTCACCTGAGACACGGGTACCAGTGAGGGTGTATCGACAGGCATTACTGTAGCTCCACGTTGAGACGGAGTGGAAAGCGAGGATCCTGCCGAGGTCTGGTACGTCTGGAAACAGTTGTTGATATATGTAGTCAACGAGCTCGAGATCGAATGAGGAAACTGTTGAGTCCCAGGCGGTGTAATCGATTTCCAACACATTCTCGCATCCGAAGATGATGTCGGCGATTGCACGGCCTTTCCCAACGGAAGT